TTATTTGAACGTGCCCCAAGCTGCGCCGTAACGCTTGCCGTTTTGAGTAGGGCCAGTTGCTACATAATTGCGATTGCCGCTTCCGCCGACGTAGGAAACCCAGACAAAGCCATTAGCATCTACGATTACCGTATCATACTTAAAGCTTTGACCTTTGACATATTGATCTACCACCTCTCCTGAGGTGTCAGGAGAGCGGCGGACGTTGATAGCATCCACAGTCACGGTCATTGTGCCGTTTTCGGCATATTGATTTGTGTCAGACACGCTAGCAGCTTCTTCAGCAATTTCGCCGCCTAATTGAACTGGCGTGATGAAGTGCGCCACGGTCTGGAGGTAATCAGACGCACTGTAGTAGTTGCGCACAGGGTAACGAGCGCCAGCGTAGTTTTGCTCGATTACAACCAATTGATCACCGTCGATGGCTTCAACGACCACGACGTGGCCATATGGATTCCAACCCGTCCCCTCAATGGTCAAGATTTGACCGCTCTGCAAGACTCCGTCGCTAGTAACCGTCCAACCGTTCGCTTCCCAGTCATAGCTTGTGCCAATATTTGCGGCGCAGATAGTGTCTCCGATTGCGCCACTTACATACCCCACACCAGCTCCTAGTCCAACCGTGCTGTCTGGATTGATGAGGGTCTCGTAGTAGCTAGCGAGTGCATAACATTCACCATTTCCAACGGGAGTGCCAGAGCCCACCAAAGCTGCCAAATCTTGTAATGCTTCGTTTACTGTTGTCATATTATTTTCCTTTCAAATTTTCATTCATTTCTTTTACTGCGGCTTCGATAAAGACATCGAGGTCTTTATCTGTCATATAAATATTGTATTTTTCTAGTTCGGTAAGAATTGCGCCTTTTGCCTGAGCGAGCTTCTGCTCGCCTTTAAAGCCGGTCTCTTTCGCAATCTGCTCCACAGCATTTACTGCGTTTTTGGCCAAGATTTCAACAATCTTGATTGACTTTTCCCCGCCCTTAGCGATCAAAAATTCCTTGACTGCCTTAACCGCGACTCCTGCCAAAATAGTCAGAATGCCAATTGCTGAGCTTAAAATAAGCTCTGTGATTTGATTCATTCTTTATCACTCCTTCGTCTTGTGATTGTCCACACGCTCATTGATAAACGTTGTGATATAAGGGATTTTAAGACCTAAAATGTCTAAATTGGTTACTAAGCTAGCGCCATAGCTAGCACACAAAGCCGTTATAATCATATCCGCTAACGCCCCAGCATTAGCGAAAAGAAAAAACGGGTAGCCAATCGCTGTGATGATAAAGATAGCTGAGTGGGTCACAATCCCTGTCCGGGCTTTTCGACTCGAAAAGTTTTTTAACGCCCAAGCCTTGCAAAACCCAGTAATCACATCAGCTATTACCAGCACGAATAAGACAAACACAAAGAAATGGTCATCAATCCCTGTCTCATAAAAGTCTTTCACAACTTCTATGATTGCCCAAATTCCGTCTGGTTCTTGCATCTGTCACCCTTTCTTTTCTTTAGGCGCAGCTTCCAGCTCCGCGATAATCGCATCCTCGGCGGCATAGACCGCATCCTGAAATGCCTGTTCTTGTTTCCGCACTTCGCGACGGTTGGCCGCGTATGCCTCGCTGTCGTTGATCCATTCGGTCAACGTAGTCACGCCCTTGCCATCAATGTCTGCGGTGATGGTCTTAATGACCACATCATTAACCTTCACGCTTCCGACAAGTTTTGTAGTTTTTGTAATTTCTAAAGTCATGATTATTCTCCTTCTTTGGCTGGTTTCGTTTGTTCTTCAAGCAAAGCTTCCAGCTCTTCAACTTTCGCTTGCAATTCAGCATTTTTTTCTTGCTCCAGGATCAATCGAGCCTTTAGTTCGATTTCTCCCAAAGTCGAGTTATCTAGTCGTTCCTTATATCCAGCTAGCATGAGATTATAAAATTTACTATCCATAGATACCTCTCTATATGATTTTGCCTTTTGGTACATCTCCGGCCAAAGGAAACTCATCCACAGTTGTGTAACTGACAGTCCCCGTCCAGACACGATTGCCTTTCTTGTTGTTGGTATAACGAATACTTCCGTCGGTTTCCAAATGCACAATGCAAGTAGCGTCAATAGTCGTGTTAAAATTACCAGTCAGGGTTAAGTGAGCTTGTGAAATAGGTCGAAATCCGCTTGGGATTTGCTCTCTTGCTTTACCATTTTCTATGATTTCGTTGATATTGCAGATAATCCGCGTCACAGACACCGTCACAAGATTCCCGATCCGCAAAAACGTAGCATTGACGCCCCACATTAAACTAGACTCAGCCTGTAACCTAATTTTCTGGTTGACTGTATCGATGTTGAGAGCGGAATATCCGTTTGAATACGCCAAATCCCACGACCCCGTACCCCCACCTTTCAGAGAGTAGTTAAGGCGTTGATACGAAATAACGTCAGGCGACACTTGCATCGTATGGATCGGCTTCTCATTGGTGTCGTAAGCGTTCATCAAAATGCCGTTTGGCAGCATCTTGATTTCTTCCTTGCCCAAATTTGAGCGAGGTCCTGACTTGTTGTGGTTCGTAATCTGGATGTTGTCAGCGATTCTGATTTCACCTCTAGTATAAGGCGTTTCGTACTCGTTGATGATTTCTCCAGAGGTCACTCTACCAAGCTTACCGCTTAGGGCAGACAGCTCACCCTCAATACTCAGCTTGTCGACTGTGACAGAGCCGTTGACGATCATGTCGCCTTTTACTTTTAGCAAGCGAGCGATAATCTCAACATTTTCTGGGCTTTGAGCAATCATGCTGGCCAAGGTCTGGCCATTAACGGTCTTCTCAACGCTTGAGATGATGCCGCTCTCGTTGATTTTAACTTGGCTTTTTCTGAGGACTGAGTTACTAAGCTCCTGCACAGCCTGCGTGATTTGATTAGCTCGCTGAGTTAGCTCTGTTTGAGAGACCTTACCAGCTACCTGCTGAGTAATCGTAGTCAGCTGACCCTCAGCCGTCCGCTTAAACTCCGCAAAGCTAGTCTTAGTATCGTTAAGACTAGCCTCAACTCTGCCGACTTTGTTCAGGGTTTCCTGCGCTGATTGCTTCCAGCTGTTGAAGTTCGTCAGCGAGCTATTGGCTGTGTTGATGGCAGATTGAACAGTGGCCAGTTGGCCGTCTATGCTTTGCTTGTACTCAGCCAGCTTCGTCTCAGAGCTGGTCTTCAGCTCCTCGAACCTCCTGCTTATGCTCCGCACGTCCTCAGTATGCTGGACTTTGGTAACGTATCCAGCTTCGATGACCTTGCGCTCGGCAGTCAGCTGACGTGCAGTCTCCTCTCGTGAGAAAGTGCGAAGAGCTTCTGAGCGTGTGCCGTCTGTATTAACGTAGGCTTGGACTGCTGACAAGTCGGTGCGCAAGCCCTGAGCCGTGTGCTCAAAGCTTGCTTTGGCCTCGGTTATGAGACCTTCAGCATCCTCGATAGAGGGGGTCCAATCAGAAAAAGCATCTGAACGCTCTACTTTTACTAAACCATCTGCATACATTCGAGCAGACACCCTGATAAAAGCGGCGTTTGCTGGTACGGTTATCAGATGTCTAGCGTACTGTTTGCCCTCAACAACCTCATAACCAAAAGCTTGTCTCGTAGATAGCAATTCTTTTTCTTTCGTGTAAAATTGCCACGCTCGCCACGCTTGGCCGCCTTTCGGGACAGTCACCCAAATTTGGAATGTTACTTTTTCATCGGGAGTAACTGCTATAAAATCAGATGTTTTTTCATTTGGAACCCCTGCGGGTCCTAGGTTTTTTCCTCCAGATAAGTATCCTGGAGAAGCCCTTTTTAAAATGAAAAGATTTTCGTTTCCCAGAAGAATCTTTGAAAACTCCTCCCTCAACCGCCCGGCTTCGGCCGTAACCAAGGCTTTATCAGCTTTGTCCTTGGTTGCATTGAGGATTTCCTGACGGATTCCACTCGCTCGCACATCAAATTCAGTCGTGCTCAATTTTGAGTTCAGCTTGTTATCCGTGTCGGTCTCTAAAGACTTGACTGACTGCTTGATGCTGTCAGAGAGTACAGCTAAAGCGCTTGAGTCTGCTTTGGTTTTGAGCCCCTCACGCAAGCTAGACACGCCAGCGTCAAGTGAGTCGGCCCGTTGCTTAAAGGTGGACTCAACGGCCGAGACACGCTCTTCTTGTTCTTCGGGAGCGGGCGACCAGTCTGTTGGGATAGTGCCTGTCTCTAGCTTAAATTTAGCTTTATCTTTATCTAAAATTAAATTTTCAAATGAGACAGCTAAGTATTTAGCGTTTTGAGGCGGTTTAATGGCTTGTTTTAAATGACCATTAAACCAAAACGTTGAGTAGCCATTCGTAACAGGGTTGCGTTGCTCATCAAATAGCTGCAAACCTACCCACAACCTCTTTCCTTGAGGTTCCAGCTCCCAAACTTGCAAAATATAATCTATGCTTTTAATCTCGATTAGATTTGAGTAGACATAATTTCGGTCTCTCTTGAGACCGTTTTGGTAGTAGCCTCCTAAATTAAAATTAGCATAAGCCAGTAAATTGGTGCCGCCGACCGACAAGCTCGCAATCCTACTTCTCAACTCTTCCGCTGTCTGCACAAGCTCGGCCTTATTCGCTTTCCCATCAGCCACGTTGGTCAGCTCAGCAAGCCTGCGAGTAGTCGTCTGCTCAAACGTTGCCTGAGCAGATTTCACGCCCGCCAGCTCGTTCTTGGTCGCGTTGAGTGCTGCGACTTGCTTAGCTATCTCAGACTCGGCTTGGGTCTGCTTAGTTCGAATAGAGCCAACATCCGAGCGGATTTGACTGATATTGCTATTCAACTGACTCTGAGCCTGCGTTAGGTTTGCCCTGACTCCTTCCAGATTGTTTTTGACATCTGTCAATTGGGTTTGAGCCGCTGTTACAGCTTTTTTTAACTCTGCGGTGTCGGCAGGGTCTCCTCGCTCTCCCTTTGGTCCTTGCGGCCCTACAGCTCCCTGCGGTCCACGTTCACCTTGAGGTCCTCTAGCTCCTGTCTCTCCTTTGTCGCCTTTGGCTCCGGTTGCTCCAGTAGATCCTTTCGGTCCTTGTGGTCCTGGGTCACCTTTAGCTCCATTTTGACCATCATTGACATTAGTAAAGGTCAGCTGCTCTCTAGCCACTTCTTGTCCTTTTACCAAGGCTATGGCCGTCAAGGTAAGGGATTCCCTCATCCCTGCTGCTGTCACTTTGTGGCTTGGAGCTTGGCCAAAATCCTCGTTATCAACCAGCCACTTCCAGGTACATTCCACAGCCTTATTGCCCTTTTTGAGCGTTGGAAAAACCGTGGATTCTCCCTGGTTGTTTTTAAAGACAACACCTTTGTCCGTAGCTAGCTTAATGATATAGGGAGTTGCCTCTTCGGCCAGCTCCTCTACCCGTTTCAGCAGTTCGCTAGCTATCTGACTAGACTTTCGTTCAAAGTTTGTCAGAGTTGTTTTGTCTACATTGGCGCCAAGTAAGGACTCTGTCTGCTCGCTGATTCTAGCCTGCACATAGAGAGGCGGATTATAATGTTCGGAGTCAATCAGCGTCAGCGTGTCGCCAATTTCTCCGTTGACCTTCCCCTCTGTACTGTACGAAATTTTCGGTACACACCGCTTTCTCAGTTCAGAGAGCAGATAGCCAAATAGAGCCTCTTTCGAGTCATGCTCTGTCTCGCCATTTTCTAGGATAATCCAGCCATCATCTGTTTTTTTGGTAACAGACGGGAATTGGTCACGAGATTGCGGGGCGTAGATAGTATTTCCTCGGCTAAAAAAGAGGAGTCCCCCCTTATCGTCATAGATTTTTTTATCCAGACCAGCGATGGTTAAGCCGTCTTTGCCGCTTCCTCTGATAGCCGTCTTGATGTCGTTGATATCATCTGAGTAGTTAATGACTTTTAAGTCTTTCCCTACTCGGATAGGTAGTCCGGTCTTAACCTTACCCAGATTGCCAGCACGGTAGATGTTGAGGATGTGCCGTTTCAGCGAGTAGTCGCTGTTAAGCTCCGTCACAAACTCAAGCTCAGCCCCAAAGCTATTAGCGATAGAGTATAGTCGAGCTAGCACCGTGTCAGTCCCAGACCATTCTAGCTTAATGGTCTTATCAGCAATTTCGTTAATTCCAACTTCAAGTGAGTGCTCAGGATCAAATACATCCACATACTCTCGGATGCTCATAGCTCTGCTAGCCTTATAAGCTCCTCGCTTCTCCTCATTAGCTTCCAGACTCAAAGAGTAAGCCGTAATTTCCATCTGATAGCCTGTCTTCTTGACAGACTTGATAGTCATCCAATAGTCTTTTCCTTTATACCTAAATGCCAAACGGCAACCACTTTTTACTTTTGTGATGTCCTTTGAGCGATATTTGATGACCAGATAACTACACGAGCCTTTCAAAAAACGAGTCAGATCGGCTGCATGATACTTAATTCCATTTTGATTATCAAAAAAACCGACAACATGCGTGTCAGTTGAGTCTCTAATAGCAATTCTCACATTGTTTTTCACTAAGTCCAGGCCTCCTCAATCTCAGCATAGGCACTAGCCACCTCAGAGAAGCTAGAGACTAACAGCTGTACTTTTGTTTCTCCAGGAGGTACTAAAAAAAACTGTGACCCCAAAATCTCATCATCAGGAGCTAGCAAGCCATTGACATACAGCCTACCCGGTTCATCCGGATTGATCTCACCGCTAGCATCAATAAAAAGTTCAGATAAAGCAGGATAGCGATTAGGTACATCGCGCCAAAAAGGCACATTCAGCTTAAAAAATGAAAAATCATTTAAATACTGATGTGTGACGATTTGGTCATTCGTGTTTCTGCCATTTATCTGCCCACAGAAAAACTGCACCTTGCTAGCTTCTACATTCTTAATTCCTGATTCAAAATAAGAGAAATACTGACCATACCAAAAGAAAGTGACCTTATCACCCTCTTTTCGCAAGTCAAACATATTCCTATTTTGATTTCTAGCTTCAGTTCCGTAGGGGTTATCAGTTACCCAAAAACTAGGAGTAAAGTCAATCTTATGTTTAATATGACTTCCTCCCTTGCCATCACCAAGCAAAAAATAAACGCTAGCCCGGTTTCCAACTCGGTCATGTTTCTCAATAGCCATCCCAGCGATAAAACGATTGGCACTGTCTACAACAGCCAAACACCAAGCGCCTGTCTGCCCCATCAGCCCAGTTTCAAACCAAGCTCGTGCCCAGATGTACCATTCTGTAGCTCCTACAGACAAGTTAAACTCCTTGATAGCACCGAAAAAGGGATTATTCCCTGTATTATTAAATCCCCTAGGTAAAAGACCCAACCGTCCATTAAAAGCCGTATCAGCTGACATCGTTGTGACAGCTTTCTTTCCTTGATTCTCGTAAAACACCGTGCCATTTTGCCAGTTAGCAAAGTTTCCGCCCTGATTGCTAACTAGAGTAATGTTCTTCTTTTCTCTAGCATAGTCAGTCTCCTCAAATTTCCCATACTGGATTACGCCAAGTTTACTAGCGATAGCGACAAAGCCAGACTCTTTTTTGAGTTTGACTTTATAGTTTATTGGCACAGGTTCGCTACCAGTATTGATAATGGTAGCTTCCCACAGTCCTTCAGCATTTTTAGCAAAATTAAAGCGTTTTGGAAACTTAGCATGCCCTAAACCATCGGCTACTGTAAAATTGATAGTGCCTTTCCCATTAAACCGAATCTCTTTAAAATTCAGGTTTCCGCTAGGTATCGCATAAAAGACACGGTCAGGTAGGTGGCTAAAGGTCAACTTTTTCGCCTCAGATACATTGAGAGCCGACTGTAAAGCGTCATAATCAGCCACACTATTATATTCCACATAAAAGGGGACAGAAATTTTCTTCAATTTCTTGCGAGTCTTTACAAACTCTGCACCACTTATTGTTGGATAATCCTGAAAAGTCGGGTCATGATCTGCACCGTTAAAGGCGGTGAACCCATCTAAAATAGTAATCCATCTTGTCAATTCAACATCATTAAAATGTACTTTTATCAATTAAGTCCACCCCAATCCATCAACAGCTTTTAAAATAGCCTGTCGTTTTTCTTGTTCTTCTGCTATCGGTTCCGCTAGTATTTGAGAGACTTCCCTAGTATCTACTTGCTGAGACACGATGACTGGCCGATTAGCCAACTTAGCAATGGTTTCCAGAAGCGTAGATTCCTTGTCCCGGTTATGATCAGGATCAAGTATCTGATCCAGTAATTTACTAGATGTCAAGGCAACTTGCACCTCGTTATTTCCCAAAACTCCTAAATCAGGAGCTAATATTTCATCTCCAAAACTGTCAGCAATCGAACCAGCCATGCCACTAACAGTCTTTTTGACCTCTTTAAACTTTTCTTTTAGGCTCTTATCAAGCCCTCCCATGATTGCACTACCAGCAGGTATCAAGAGCTTGCGGTCATACTCGATTGGTCCCTTGTGATCACGGATCCAGCCTGCGATACCGCCTACAAAATCTGTCACACTACCCCAAGCAGATTTCAGACCGCCTAGGAAACCATCAAGGATAGCCCGACCAGCATCCCAAAGATTGATATTGGCTAGACCTTTAAAGATATTTGTGACACTGTTGACCACATTAGTCACACCCTGCTTCAGCTCATTCCAGGCATTCTGAGCACCTTGTATCAGACCGTTGATGATAGAAATAACCCCCGATTTCAGGGCATTCCAGCCATTCACAGCCGTTGACTTGATGCTCTCCCACAGACCAGACAGGAAGTTCATGAAGCCATTCCAGATATTTTGTGCCCCCTGCACAAGACCTGTTATCAAGTTTGTTACAGTGGATTTGACCCATTCCCAAGCCGCTGAGGCAGCCGACTTGATAAACTCCCAAATCGCAGATAAAGCAGCTGAAAAGTTTTCAAATGCAGCTTTCCCAAAGCCTACAATGGCATCGACCAAGCCCATGAAAATGGCCTTTATACCTTCCCAAACCAGAGAAACACCATTTTTTATGCCTTCCCAAATCAAGCCTAGGTCAGCACCTAGCTGGGTGAAATTTCCAGTCACTAGGTCAAGAATGACCAAAATAGCCCCTAAGAAGATAGATTTGATAAACTCCCAGGCTCCCTGAAAGACCATCTTGATGCCTTCAAAAATCTGAGAGATGCCATTTGAGACGCCATTCCACAAATTCAAAAAGCCATCAATAAAAGGCTGGATGATAGACAGGATCGTTGTGGTAAATTGGGTCCAGGCAATCGAAGCAGCCGTTTGTACTGTTAGCCACAAAGCATCGAAAAATACAACAATCCCATTCCACAAGTTCTTGATATTCTCAACAGCCGAGCTCCAAGCTTCAGACACGCTAGACCAGAGATTATTCGCCCCTTCAGCGATGCCAGACCATAAACCACTAAAGAACTCAGCGATCCCCTGCCATGCCACCTTTATCCAATCAACAAAAGCAGCCCAAATCTGACGGCCAGTTTCAGTTTGAGTGAAAAACCATACCAGAGCAGCCGTAAGAGCGGCGATAGCTGTTACAATTATTCCAATCGGATTTGCGGATAGGACAGCATTAAAGATACCAAAGGCTCCACTTGCTCCCATTGTTGCAGCAGCATTAGCAGCTTCAGCAGCCGTAAGAGCTCCTGTCCGCACAAATTGAGCAAGCATTAAACCATTTGTAACTACTAAGGTAGCGTTTCGAATTGCTTCGATTCCTTTGATAACGGCCATAACTGTTTTATAGCCAGCCCAAGCTGTAGTAATACCTACCACAGCCGATTTTAGACTATCTAAAGCCACTGGACTATCTTTCAACCATCCAGTAAAATCTTTCAGCTTTTCAGCAGCCCCTCTGATAAAACCGGTAACTGCTTCAAAAGCACTTCCTAAGAGATTTACCCCCTGCTCACTACCAGCGATGCCAAGTAAATCTCCAATAAAACTACCAACAATCCCAGCGATATTGCCAATAGTCGCCCCGATATTCTCGAAAGTGACACGGATATTATCTGCTATGTTGACAATTTGTTTCGCTGCATCATCACTAAAACCTAGCACCTTCAGAATATCGATGTTACCCTGTTTGTTTAAGGAGCCAAAAATCATGTCAAAGAACGTCTGGAAAATCCCTGTGACCCTTGATAATTGATCATACACCGCACTTCCAAAAGCATCTCCAAATAGCTCAGAAGCTATTTTGCTAATCCCTTCTGTTAATAGCAATCCAAGACCAGAAAACACATTTCCAATCATCGGAATGAAATTATCAAACAAAAATGTTTTGGTAGTATCAAATAGAGCATGTAATGCTGGCAAAATATTCTGTCCCAAGGCCAACTGCCCAAGCACATTCTGCGCCGCCGCTTTCATGGCAGAAAAGGAACCACTAAAGGTTGATGCGGCTTCTTTGGCAGTCGTACCTGTGATATCCAGATTTTCTTGGATGGCGTGGATGGCATTGTAGACATCAGACAGATTGTTGATGTCGTATTTGACACCGGTCAGTTTCTCAGCGTCAGCCAAGAGCCGTTCCATTTCGGATTTAGTACCACCATAGCCTAGCTTGAGGTTATCAAGCATGGTGTAGTTCTGCTTGGCGAATCCTTGATAAGCATCTTGGATTCGCCCCATGTCCGTACCCATTTTATTGGCATTATCAGACATGTCCACCATGGCCATGTTGGCCACATCAGCAGCTTTCGCTGTGTCGCCTCCTAGCGATTGTAAGAGGCTTGCGGAGAAGCCTGTTACATTTTCCATGTAGGCATTGGCTGACAGCCCTGTCGTCTTATAAGCTTCAGCTGCATATTTCTTGACAGTGTCAGCACTGCCCTTGAAAAGGGTCTCAACCCCTCCCAGTGATTGCTGGAGGGCTGCCCCCTCATGAATAGCCGCTGAAAAGGCCTTACCAATTCCAGCCGCTGCTATCGCTTTTGTCGCTACGCTGACCAAGCTAGCTCCTAGCGATTGGCCAGCACTTTGCCCAGCAGCCGATGCCTCTGGATTCAGAATAGCTTGGATTTTCCCAGTTATTCCTCTTGCAGACGGAATCAACTGCACATAAGCTTGTGCGATTTCTGTAGCCACTACTTCTCACCTCCTAACCCGTCTAAGATTCGTTGACGATACGCTTCAAATTCCTCACCAGAATTAAAGACCATCTCATCCCTTTCTTTCTCTTCTCCAACCAGCTTCTGAGCTATCATGGTTGGCCTGTTGGCACCCTTTTGACCATCTTTGGTCTTAAACCAGACGAGCGTTGACAGTCTATCCAGCGTACTAGCCATCAGCAAAGTCTCAAAAGGCACCTTCTGATTACTCAAAGCCATCTTGATCCGAGAGTCCTCTTTTAAACCAAAAGCAAAGACAGCTACCTGTTGAGCAGGTAGCTGCCTATAATCATAAATGCCATAGGTTTCAGCGAGGTCGCAGATGAGAGCATCTTCATCTAGGTCGATCATTCTAGCAAGGAGGGCTATTTTTTTAGATTGGTCCTGCTTTTAAAGATTTCTTCCACTTCCTGCATCAATTTCCCTGTTGGCACCATCCCAGTTTCTGTTCGGACGTGATCCTTCAAGTCCTGAGCCTTATCACCAAGCATCAGATTGATAACGGTTGGCAAGACAGCAGGATTCTTATCCACTTCTGCCACTGCTTCCAGCAGTTCATAGTTATCCAAGCGTTCCTGCGTGATTTCAAAAGCAAAACCAGTTGAAGTTTTCCCTTTAAATGTTTTTCCTTGTGCACCATGATTACGTTTTTTACGTTTGCGTTTTGCCATTTATTAAGCCCCCTTGATGTATTCGTAGTGAGTATTTCCGTTAGCGTCTGGAAATGCTGTGATAGTTGTTTGATAGCCAACAACTTCGCCATCTTTATAGGTGATTTCCCCGATTTCGGTGACCTTCCCAGAAGGAATCACGATACGTTTGAGAGCACCGTTTTTCAATACCATTTCAATAGCTAGACAGTGATTTTCTAGCTCTTTTGAATTAGCCTTGATGGTAATACCAGTAGCAAGATCCCCTGAAACATTTTCAGCTCCATAAACCTCTTTCAGGACATCAATGTTGAGACCCTCGATCAAGGTATAGACAAATGTGTCCTTCTTCTCGGTTTGAGACGAGTTGACGATAGTGCCACCCCAAGCCTTGATATCTTCAGATTCAGGTGAGTTGTTATTTGTCACACCATCCTCTGAAATGAAACCTAAAGACTTAAAAGCAGCATCTAGCTTACTTGTCGCATCGACTGGCAATTTTGCGCCAAGCGGCGCAGAGTGCACTGCTCCACCAACTTTCGGTTTCGCAGTTGTTACATTAGCTTCTAATGCCATTGCAATATCTCCTTTAGTAATAGTTAATATCAAACACCGCTTGATAGCGGTATCGTTTGGTCTCTGTGTCCGTAAAATTGTAGTCGCTGTTTAAGTGGACACCACTGATTGAGTCCAGCTCAATCAACCCTTTTACAGCCTGCTTCACTTTGACATTGAGCTCGGCAGCCTTCTGCATAGTAGGACCATAGCTTTGGAAAGCAAAGGTCGCACTACCAGAATGGTTCCGCTCCTTTCCTCCTGTCTTTTGAATAATGACAAAACTATCAGGAGCTTCAGCTTCATGCTCAAAAAATGACGGTACATCTAAATGACCGTCAAGATATTTCTTGATAATAATTTCAATCAT